GGGGTGGGATTATTTCATTCCGCTTTTGCCTTTGGTAAAATTAGAAAAACTGCGTTAATCAATCAGCAGATTTTCTCATGTTGCTTGTTTAGTTCTGAAAATGATATAAGATGGGAAGATGGTATTATCGAAGACACTGATTATTCTATCCAGATGCTGAATATAGGACTGTGTACAATACTATTAACCCAAGTGGTTATGAATAAAAGTACAACCATGGCTATGAAAGGTGGTAATACAGAGATAAGCTATGCCGCGAATGGTAGGACATTGCGAAGTGAAGCTCTGGTTAAAAAATATCCCGGTTGGTTCAAAATAAAAGAACAATACGACCGCTCTAAAATTTCACCATCCAGAATATGGTCAAGTTTCAAACATAAACCAATTGAAAGATAATATGACTGATGTTCTTTATTCAGTAGGTTATGGGTATCCTACTTCTGTGTGTCGTATCAATAAAGCTCTAAAAAAGAAAATATTCCAGGGATATTTTCTAGAAGTAACAGAGTTAGATGCCGATCAGAAAAAGACAATTAATGATCTGAATAATAAATTAAACTGGGAATACGGTAGATTTACTGATGGTTTACCTGACCCATTTACTGGTCAACTGATCAAACGTATCCGCTGGTTGACCTCGGCTCCGACACCAGCCCACGCTAAGGAAGCTGTATTCCGTGTCGAGCTGTGGGGACCTGGTAAGGTGTAGAATTTTACTTTTATTCTGTGGTGTGGTATTATAAACACATACCAACCAACACCCACTAGGAAACATCATGAACTTTGACTCTTACAATAACAAGCTCCGCTATCCAATGGGTTCAGCTCTTGTGGTTAAGGAAACTAAAATAGCGTACCGAGTTGAGACTACTCGCCTTCGCGAAAAATTCAAGAATGACCTCTTCGATGATCTTGGAATTTCCGATCACCCAAAGCGGGAACGTCTTTTCGAACTTGCCCAGGAACGTGGTGACGGTAACGGGCTTGAATATGTGTATAACGCAGCTCTCGACCTTCTTGACCTGATAGATTTTTAATTTTACTTTTATTCTGTGGCGTGGTATAATAACTTATGAAAACACAAAAACCCATCTACCAGGATTTTAAAGTCTGGATACAAGATACTGACGGCTCTGAAAAACTTGGTGCAACTATCTGGGCGAAAAGTAAAGGACATGCTATAGCCCAATATTGCCAGCGGGGAGAGAAATTGAAAATTCTCTCGGTTGAAGCAGTATCAGTATAGATTTACTTTTATTCTGGTTTGTAATATAATAACTTATCAACACTAAAACATAATGCGAAATTTCTTTTCTTACCCATCCACCGGTCAATTTGCAAATGCCATTCGTCACACCAAGGAAAAGTGTCGCTTCAAAGGTCTAACGGACTCTGGTGAGCCTATCTTCAATAACAAGCCTCTTCCAAAGGTTTTGTACCGCGGGACGGTAAAATTGCATGGCACTAATTCGGGAATTGTGCTTGATCTGTATACCGGTGATTTCACATTTCAATCTCGTGAACGTGTCCTAACCATCGAGCAGGATAATGCTGGTTTTATGCTTGCCCAGCTGGCAAATCTAGATGTTCTGAAGACCATCTTTGCTAAGCTGAATAAACATGTAAATCCTGATGCAACTAAGATTGTTCTATTTGGTGAATGGTGTGGTGGGAATATCCAAAAGGGTGTTGCCATTACCGGTCTCTCAAAAATGATGGTACTGTTCGGCGTCAAGGTAATCATGCAAAAAGATGATGGTTCGGATGACTACTGGCTCGATGATCTGATTCTAGGGGAAGTGGGTAATTATCCAGAGAGCGGTATTTACAGCATCCTACATTTTCCTACATATTTCTTGGAAATCGACTTCGAGCGTCCTGACCTAGCTCAGAATGAACTTGTGAATCTGGTCACCGCCGTTGAAAATAGTTGCCCCGTAGGTGTGGCTTTTGGTGTGGATTCTACAGGTGAAGGTCTGGTCTGGAAGCCAGTCATGGATGGCAGCGACTCTGGCACTTGGTTTAAATCAAAGGGCACCCTCCATTCTGCCAGCAAGGTCAAGACAATCTCGGCTGTTGACACGGAAACTATTGACACGATCAACGAATATGTTGAAATGTTTGTGACTGAAAACCGTCTTGAGCAAATGTTGGATGTTATGGTTCGTGAGAAACTCCTACCTTTCGATATGAAGTCTATGGGAACATGGATCCGAATGGTTTTTCAAGATTGTATCAAGGAATCCCAGGAAGAACTGGTAGCTAATCAACTTGATCCTAAGAAACTAGGTGGCCCGATTGCTAATGTTGCCCGCCGTTGGTATATCAATAAATTGAACGCGTCATGAAAGATCTTGTTGCTTTTATCACGATCCCAGCCTACCCATCTGGGGTGCGTATCTAATAATTGAATATTTTATAAAGGAAAATTTTTCATGATTTATTACCGAGAATGGCAAACAGAAAAACCTAGTAAAAGTTTAATCTTCGTTTCAACCGAACGTAAATTTTACTACTATTATTCTGGTTGGTTTCTATTTTGTTTTATTCCTCTCTATATTAAACGTGTTGGTTAATGATTAATTTCTCTGAAATCGAAAAAAATATTCTGTATAAACGGTATACAGAACCCACATATGTAGATGACGTAATTGCTCAACTGATGAATTATAAAAGGCAGCTAGATTATAATTGCCATCGCTTTATTGACCAATACGGCCCAAAAGTCGACTCAGAAACCCCAACCAAATATACCAAATTTCTAAAAAACCAAAATGAAGAATATTCATCAATTACCCGGTTACTCAGAGTCATTGCAGCGTATGAAAAATGAAACCTTTGTAGTAATGACCCCCGAGGTTTTTGCTGGTGGCGAGGTCAAAATGACCGATAACATTCTTTTCAAGACGGCTTCAGATTTTAGTCAATTTGTTGAGACTGAAGCCAATAAACAAGATATGTCTTGCACCGATGTGATTCTTGCATATTGTGACTCTAAAGATATTGATCCTGATGCTATTGCAAAGCTAGTAAATAGCTCACTAAAGGGCAAACTAGAAAACGAAATGATTCAGAGCGGCTTAATGAGCGCCCACAATACACTAGACAACTTCTAATAGTATGAATGGATTTGCACTGTGGAAGATTCATCGGGCCGTAGGCATGCACTTCACCGATAAGAATTATGACCTATTCAAATATAACGGTCGGTTCAATCGGGATAATGAATATGTCTTTAGAAAAGTATCTCGCCGGAATACCTATGAGTTTATGTCTTCAAAGTTTGAGCGACCTTATGACTCGGTAGAGTATTTTATTTCAAACTTAATCTATACCTCTTCGGACGAAGCATTTACCGCTACTGCATGGGATAATAATAAAAGATGGATCCGGGAAAAAGAATCCTTAACCAAACTCATCTCAGATGACCTAGAGAAGTTAGACTTTGAGATTGACTTGCATGATGAAACTATGCCAAATCTTCTGAAGATGATTGTGTCAAACCAGATTATCCCACAGACCGCAGTCGCTTTAAATGAGATAATTCCATTCTTGGATGAATGGAATTCTAAAGTTTATTTTGGGTTCCACCAAAATGTAATAAAATTGTCCAAGTTGTCCCGCTTTTGTAAGTACAACAAGTCCCGTATCGAATCCATTATCCTAGAGAAAACAAGTGAAAAATCGTCCTGAATTCAAATCCGCAGAGCATCGCCGTGAAAAGATTACTGAACATAGCAATCTGGAAAGTCGAAAGTCTATCCGTGACAAACGGTTTTATGTTATTGATGATGACTATGAAATTAATCGGTTGATGTCAGATGAAATTAAGGGGGATGAAAAGGAATAAAGTTTATTTTTGATTTTATGAAGATGTATTATAATTAATTTTTAGGGAAATATCATGATTGCTAAAATTTTAGAAAAAGCCGGTAAGAAAAGTCCTGCCGTCGGTTCCGGTATGGGTCAGAATATTCGGAAAATGGGTTCGCCCGTCTTCAATGTGACTTCTGGTGGGTCTACTGTTGAATGGACAGACAAGCTAAGTGAGGCCTCTGGTGCTTATGAGGCTGCATCGACCTATCCTAAAGCCATGTGGGAAATTGCCGGGGATAAAATCCGCTTGGTGAAGAAGCAAGACTGGAATTCTTAATATGGCAGTCCAACCTTATCAACAACGTGTGGTCGATGAACAAATCGAGCTCGCCATTAAACTATCGGCACTTAGTAACTTCTTGGAAACACCCATGTTTAATAAACTCAATGAACATGAGCAAAATCGTATGATGCGACAATGTTATGATATGCAAAGATATAATAACATCCTCATTAATAGGATTCACGAATTCTAAAATAGATGTATAAATAACATGACTACCACAACCATCCTGGTTGGTAGTTTATCCAGGTCCTTGTGGCCTACAACAAGAAGAGTCTATGACTCAGAAAGCTAAAAATGTCAAATTTATCAATTGCAGACCTCCGCGCTCTACGCTCTAAAGGTTTCGGTGATGTAACCGCCGCATTAAACAAAAAAAGTGAATATGCCAAGGATGACGAAGGCTACTTTAAATTAACGGCTGACAAGGCTGGTAATGCCTCTGCTGTCATTCGATTCCTACCTAAGCACGTCGATGATGAACTACCTTGGGTCACATACTACACTCATGGTATTCAGGGTGACAATGGCAAATGGCTAATCGATAATTGCCCAACCTCTATTGGTCAACCATGCCCTGTCTGTGAAGCCACCCGCAAACTATATCAGGGTTCTGAGGATGATAAAAAAATTGGTGCAAAGCGCAAACGCCGCCAATCTTATGTAGCCAACGTGTTGGTTATTTCTGACCCAAAAAATCCAGAAAATAACGGAAAGGTTGCTCCATTCAAATTCGGCAAAAAGATCTTTGAAAAGATGATGGGTGCAATTCAACCAACCTTTGAAGATGATACCCCAGTTAATATCTTCGATCTTTGGGGAGGTGCTGCATTCAAACTACGTATGCGTAAAGTAGAAGGTTATCCTAACTACGACCAGAGCAATTTTGAGTCGCCATCTGAAATTGCTGATTCCGATGATGCTATTCTAAAGATTATGAATCAGGTTATCTCTCTGCGTCCTATTATAGCACCTTCTAAATTCAAGTCATACGCTGAACTAGCAACTAAACTAGCCAGTATTGATGCAGAAGGCGGTGGCGGTTCGACCGCAGAAAAGATTGTTGAACAGATGCGCTCTGAGCCAACCAAACCCGCTAAGACTATTGATACACCTGCTAAGACTGCACCTTTGTCCGCTGTTGATGAAGATGAGGATCTTGCTGCGTACTTCGCCAATATGAGTAAATAATTATGGACAATCAGGAACTAATTACTGAACTAGAGTTCATGTATCGGAAACTGCTTGGTCTTGGTAATTATAACAAGGCGCAAGAAGTCTTATTGAAATTATCAGAACTAAAAGCCCAGAACGAATCTGGGGTTACAGTTGATGGTAAGAATATCCTACTAGGATAAAGAAAGGGAACCGCGGTTCCCTTTTTTGTTATGGTAAATATTTTATTACCAAAAAGATATATCCAAGCACATGTCTCTAATCTTAACATATTCCGAACCCATAAACTTCAGCGTAATTGCCGATGATATGTTGGCAACGATTACAGATCCACTTTTGCTAGCTTTATATCTACCGTCTGTAAACTACTCAGATAACTTTTCTATTGATATTGCAATTGATACCGTATTTGTCGATGACGTGGGTGTAACTACAACTTTGCCGGCGATTTTAATAGAGCCCACAGAACTATCGGGTCTAAAAGTTCTTAATATCAATAGCAATAAAATACGAGTTAGTGGAAGCCATATTTTGAACTTTAGTGATCAATATATATTTGTCGACAGTTCTGGACTTGTTCAACCCGGTGACCCACTAACCGAGATGAACATATTGGTAGAATATACAATGCCTGGTATTGTTTTAAAATTAATAGACTTACAATTTGCGGTGACAGTCCCAGTAGAACCATCTTTGGATAGTTTATTACAAACCGTGTTAAATATCGAGTTACACCAATGGGTATATTGGAATACTACAGCGGCCGCAGAAAATATTGAACGATTGATTAAAAGATAATAAATGCCAGCTATTTCTAGAAAAGGTGACTCAGTCATGAGCCCAGATGGTGCGCATAATAAATGCAGATCTCCATTGCAGACATCAGTGGATGAGACCAATACTGTAGAGGTATATGCAAATGGTATTCTTATAGTAGCCAGCGGCGATAAAGTAGCACCTCATCCTAAAGGCGGATGTTCACCAGATGAATCAATCTTGTCATCCAATTCCATTACGGTGTTTATTGCAAATGACGGTGTGGGGAGAATTGGGGATAAGTATGGAAATAATATTATAATTAAAGGTAGCTCTAATGTTTTTTCTGATTAAACTTAGACAGCAGGCGGATTAGTTAGTAACTTTGAGAGCTCGGCGGTAGTTCCACTAAACACGATATTGTTGGTCGTGTTATTAGTTTGAACTGCAGTTTTTATACCCTCTGCAACTGACAATCTTTGCTCGGTGGCGTGTGTTGACATTATTCTACTATTAAGATCTGCCAGTGTTGTTATTAGATTAGCAACAGCATCAAAGGCCTTTGGATTCTCTGATGCCTTTGCCAATCTTAATGCATCCTGAAGGGCCTCACTACCTAATTCTAGGATATCCTTTAAATTTGATCTGGCATCTT